GTCTGAATGGCCTGCAGATAGGTCGGGTTCATAGGAACATCGCCCGCGTCCAGATCTGGGAGATCCTCGGCCCTACGAATCTCGTTCAGAGTCATGTAGCTCTGTACTTGCTCCTGTCGCAGCGTGTGTTTCTCTTGCTCTGTAAGCTCGTCCAGGCCCACAAAGTCAAATACAAAGTTATCGTCGATCTTAGAGATAATGTTGTTGTTTATGTGCTTAGAAATAAACCTAAGCATGGGCTTTAAGCCTCTGTCTCTGGACGCCTTGAGTTTCCACTCCTGGCTAGACTCAAATAGCGGGGTCTGAGAGACACCACCATGGAGATCGAAGTTAAGCTCTGCAGGGTCAATCAAGAACACAGCACAGTTATGTACGGCTGTGTTGTTGACACAATACGTGTGGGAGTCCTCGACCTCTAGGTTATATACTGCGAGGTCTTCTACAGGCTCGATTGAAATCTCAGTGACGGGAACTAAGAACGAATCTAATGTTTCGTAGGTGGTGCCAAGAGACTCAGAATCAGCTAACCGACGTTCAATCTCTACCTTATCTGAGAAGGTGCAAGGGATCGTAGCAGCAAGTCGTTCAACAAACATACCAGAGAAGGTGAGCGTGCTGTACTTATAGCGAGAACGCTTTAGCGCTACACCATGATTCACGTCAGCGTATAGACCTAGACCCAGGAACATGTGTCGTAGTTGAGACACAAGCTGCTTGGACGTAGAGGCTAAGCGAACAACCGCGCCGTCATTTTACGGAAGAACCTCACCAACTGTATCAAGTACACCCCGTAAGAAGTTGACTCTAATATCCTTACTTCCGTGCATGATGAAGTCAGGAATAACTCTCTTTGAGATAGAGGGACCGAACTTAGAGGATAGGTAAGTAGCTAGGTAAGGCTGGCAGATCTCTCGATAGACAAGAGGATACTTACCCATTCTATATACCCTATCATCCGAAGGCATAGAAATAGGAGAACCAAACTGCTTAGGAACATACTCCTCTAGGGTCCGTAGCTGTGTATCGTTAAGTCCTGCAACGCGAAGTCGTATGTACTTTCCAGTTTTCTTAGATACGCCTGTAATGGAGAAGTTGCCAAAAAAGTAGGCCATTTCAGCATCCACGGTCTGAAAGCGCTTGCACTTTTCTCGGCCTGTGATGATTCCCGTCTCCTCTGCGGTCTCAAAGAAGCTGGCTAGGCTACGAGCATAAAGACCAAAGTCAATCGTAGGCGCTTCTACTTCCTCAATTTGAGGCTTAGGAACCACTAAGAAGTGCTTGTCCAGCACATCACGAGCAGGAACCTCATAAGGAGCTACACCGTCTAGTGCTTCCTGGGCTGTCGTCACAAACACAGGATGGTTATCCGTCATTCGTAGTGGCTCAGAGTCTCCTGCCTGTATTACTACAAGATCTCCAGAGTACTTGGAGGTCTGTATGTTACTTACCTTCTTTGTGTTGCCCTCTAAGGTGATAACATGCTCACCCGGCAGCACATTAGCGATCTCCTGTGAGCAGCCGTTGGCCATAGTGACTAGCGCTTCGGCAGGGAAGCAGGTAACCTTGATCAGGTACTCCATCCACTGTCCGTACTCCATGTCCTTGTTGGTTTGGTTCAGGTTAACCCAATCTACGCCCGCCTCAGACTGCATGATTGGTGTTCTCCAAGAGTTAGACACACCCTCTAGATTGGAGCGCCACTGTCTACGGAAGCCTTCTAGCTGGTCTGAGGACATTTCGTCTCCCCGAAAAACTAGGAGGCCCTTAGGTGCGCTTCCCTGACGGAAGAAGGCACGGTTGTACTCCTCTGCATACAGATGAGAAGTGATGATGCTTACTAGCTGCTCTACTTCACTGTAACCGTAACCTTGAATGTGTATATCAGTACGAGGGTTGCGGATACCAAACATAAGCTCATCCGCAGAGTAGACATTCGTGGGCTGGCCGTGGACAAGCTGCATATACGCAGGATCATTCACATGCTCATAAGATTGTACACCCATCGTCCTGTATGGATACTGTACCCCTGTAGGCTCAATACGAGCAGCTAGCGGAGCGCTTCCAGGGGTTGTGCCGTGCCCTAACCAGTTCTTGAGGTCACTGGCCTTACTAACAAGCCGTATCGTAGCGGCGTCTACCGCAAGGAACTCAAAGGGTTTGCCCGAGGCATCAGGAACCACCTCAGCAGCAAACTGGTCATACATCAGGCTGTCACGTACAATCTTCTTCAAGAAAGCTTCAAAGTCGTCTCTCTGACGATGAGGATCAAACTTGTTGAACTCAGAGGAGCCGCAGTTGTAGATGAACTTCTCTAAGGATTGAATCATCTCCCGCTCGCCCTTAGTCGTAAGTCTGCTTGGATTCTTGTGCTTAATAACATAACCAATAGACTTGGACAAGCGGTAAGGGACAGCAAAGGATCCCACCTGATTGGTCCTCGTTTGAATGATACCGGCGACGAGAGATAGGTTTTGGACTACTTGCTTGGCGATATCGAAAGCCATGCTATAGCGACGGTCTTTATAGCCCATCGCATAGTTTAGAGCTAACGGATCATCAACAAATGCACGTATATTGCGCTTGGCATCCTCTGGACGAAACTTGCTTTTGATTAAATCTTCTCGATTACGAGAAGGTACGCCTACAATACCCTGGCTACTCCAAGATTTAGCTAAGTCGTTCCACTTGTTAAAGCCGTCTGTCACAAATTACCCACGCTCTTGTTTAGGGAGCCAATGTTCTGCATGAGGTTGTTACACAACCACCGATTGAACTTAGATCTATTCCCGCCTGTTATTCTAGCACGACCTTCAGTAATGTCACTATCTGTGTACCCAATGCTCTTAAGAAACTCAGATTCTGCTCGGTTTGGTCTAGTGGACTTGAGGATTCTCTCTGAGTTTACTGCAACTGCGTTGAGCATACGAGTAGCGCTCTTGCTTATCTCGTTATTGTGGTCTGCGAAGTTCCTAAGTGCCTCTGCGGGGGTTATGGCAAAGGACTTTGTAACTTCCTTGTTGCGGTCCTTGAAGTCCTCCATGGCTTTTTCGTCAGGAGCTACAGCAAAAGCTTTTTTGACGCCTTCTTTACCTTTTTTCTTTTCCTTAGGATTCTTAACCATATTCTCGTCATAAGAACCTACATCTTCGCGTTCCTCGTCTGAGTCAGCCAAAACCGAATCGGCCTTTGTGACAGTCCCATCATTCATGGAATCGTTAGAGGATCCGCTGTAGTCTTTCCCATAGGAGTGACTGGCCTCTGCCTTAGCCCGATCATCATCTGGAGCATCTTGTCCCGTAGACGGCATTTGGCTTACGGCCTTGTTGATATCAATGTATAAGTTCATAGTCGTATGTACAGTCCTGTGAGTGATTTCTGAGCATTCTCCCCGGTTCCCTCTTCGTTCTCCGAAGACTTAGGTGCGTTCTCTGGATTTCGCTTGTCTACAATGTCTGTCGCCTTGGCCTCTGCTCTATCTGTATTAGGTCCACGATTGTCTAGAAGTGTGTGCCCTGCAGAGAAGGCTCCCTGTATACCATAATCTACAGTGTTTACAAGACGACCCGCACCACCATAAGGATCAGCCATTGCAGAGCCCATAGTTGCGCCTTGACCCGCTCCACGAGAGTAGGCCGTGTACAGTTTACTAAACAGTAGTCTATTCTTAGTGCGATTCTCTCGTGCCCTTCGCATTTCCTTACGAATCTCTTTGGCTCGTTGGAGTTGCTTCGCCCTCTCCACCGCCCTTTGGTTCTTTTCGTCTGTCTTCTGCTGCTCTGCCTCAGCTGCAGTGTTGCCTTCATGCTCCTTCAAATGAGGAGCCATAGCTTCGTCTAAAACTTTCTTATTCTCTAGATCCTCTGCAGAGGGTGCCGCATTTCGAGCATTGCTCTGGTACTTCTCAATCGCAGACTTGACGTTACGTGCATCCGCCTCATCTACTTTGCCTGAGTCTAGATACTCTTGAAGTCTCGCAGCGGACTCCTTGGACGACTTTCTGTGCTGTGAGATCCTAGTACGATCAAGCTGCTTATGTGCATCAGAGGGCTTCTTAGGCTCCTTGAGGGCACCTTGCTTCTTCTGGACAGACGCTCGTTCTTTCTCGATTGAAGACTTGGCACTCTTGTACTCCGACACAGCTTTCTTGTGTGCTGCTTTAGCTTCTTTGACCTTAGCCCGCAGCGAAGAAACTTCCTTCTTCTTTGCAGCCTTGTGAGCCTGTACTTCGATCGCGGCCTTAGCCTTAGCTTGCTTTAGTTTCATAGCAAGCTTTTGCTTCTTCTGGGTCCACTTCTGCCGCTTTTCAGTAAACTTCTTACCAGAGGGTGGCTTCTTTGCACTGTGTTTATCTAACGCCGATGATGCCTTAGCTGACGCCTTTGCTGCGGGGCCGTTACTGACGCTCATGTCCCGTGCAGAAGTCTTTTGTAGATCAGACTCTAGATGCTTCACCTTGCCCTCTAGGTCACTAATCTTCTTCTCATGAGAAGATAGCCCAGCTTCTTGCTTATCTAGGTCTTTTAGCTTGGACTCATACTCTTTGTGTTGATTCTGGAACGCTTCAAAGTTCTGGTTGTAGTTCTGCACAACAGGGAGACTGTTTTCGTCGTCTGAGGTGTTCTCATCCTTGGTTGCAGTTGCAGTCTCTGCCTCTGGCTTAGTCTCAGGTGTTGTGGTGGGCTTCGCTTCTTCTGGCTCCTTCTGCGCTGCAGGAGAAGAACTAGCAGGCATTTCCTGAGTTTTTGCGCTCTCAAACTCTGTGGGTTTAGATCCAGTACCTGCGGTAGAAACTTCGTTGTCCTGAACATTATGAACTTGGTCCATTAATGTCTTGGATTGATCTTTCGGTGCAGGCTCAGCTAGCGTATTGCTTCCATCTGTATCCTTCGTTGGCTCAGGGGTCTTGTCCTCGTCCGAAACTTGTGCAGGATCGCCTTCCTGGGCCTCTAGTGCGCCAGGAGCGGCTGCTTCCTTACCCTCCCCGCCTTCAACGTTCTCTTTTGAGAACTGTGCTACAGGGTCAGACTCAACTTCCTTCTTATCCTCTGCTAGGTTAATAACATCGGGCTTATCGTCTGTAGTTTTATCCTCTGGCTTTTTGTCACTCTTGCCAGCGCCGCCACCCCCGGATCCTTTGGGTCTACGCCATCCCGTGGTCCCGTCTTGGCGTGTATACGCTTCCCAGCCGCCCTTGCTAGTATCTGTCTCCGCATCAGCATACTCATACTCTATAGTTCCCTTGGAGAGAACATCAGAGGGCATAGCAATGTACAAACGCAAGCTCATAGGTTATCCAACTAACTCCCCGTTAACGATCTTCATAGGCTGCTGGTTAACCTCAACTACGTTAGGAGTAGAGGCTCCTGCAGACTCCTGTCTCTTCTGAGTAGATGATAGCGTGCTCATTTGCTCTTTTGCTTTAGAGCCATTAAGGCGCCTACGAGGGAACGCAGCTGTAGCCGCTTCTTCCATAGAGATTGGTCGTAGGGAGCCCTCGGGCGCGTCTACAGACACTGCGCACTTCTCTACAACAGTAAGCCGTGCTTCATACTTTGGTGGCTGTGTAACTAGAAGTCGTAGCTCGTCATTACCCATTGTTACTACACGATAAGCAACTCCAGGGTCTACTAGCATAGTGACTCCAGGGGCCAGCTTAAACACTTCCTCATTCAGGACGATAATGCCCTTACCGGAGATCACACTATATGCTCGATACTTCTTTGCGTGCATAAGCTTGTCTGACGCAGTGTGGGGGAGAAATATCTCGGTGTGCGTATTGAAGGCACTGCACGATGCACCGGCCACTGTGTAGCCAGTTTCTGTAGGAGTACGTAATCCTACGAGGTTGTTAGCTGACTTGGCTGCAGCAACAATGTGAGAGTGCTTCTTGATAGCTCTCGGATTTGGTAGCTTCCTTTTATGTGCTTTAAAACTCATTGTGTCCCGTCTACTCCATTTCTTTCTTTCCAGTAATCTGGAAATGATAATCTATTGCGTAAGCTGCCTGCTCGTGAGAGGAAAGCCGATAAGCATTTCCCTTAAGACAGATGAGGGCATAAAGAAGATTCCCTAAGCCCCAACGAATGTAACCTGTAAGCCACAGTACCAAACATACCAGAAAGTTCAAGTAAAAAGAGGTACTAGAGAACAGAACAGCAAACAAAAGAACAGACGTGATCAACGAACTAAGCATCACGCCCCTAAACTGATTCTGGTGAAACTCTTCGTGAACTTGGATACGATCTCCGTCGAGTCCACGATCATGATTATACATAATAGCATCACCTAATGTGGTACCTCCCCACTTCTTGTACCATGTGCGATTGGGCCAACTTCCTTTCTTGAAGTTGAAAACTAAGGCTCCATGCTGAAACCTTAGATTTTCTCCCCACAGAGCCCAGAAAGGAACAATCCAGAGAGCCCACAGTAACAGGTTCATAGGGAATGTCCAAATGTAGGATAGGTTTTTTCTCACTTTTTTCTCCGCTTACGTTTACGGGCCTCATATGCTAAACGACTACTATCGTCTGCGGCCTTCCTACTAGCCTCACAACCACACAATCCTAAGTAACCAGCACCAACACCGGGGCCGCCTTGGTCAAACACTGTTGATTCAATCTCTTTTTTACAGTGAGGGCAAGTAAATTTAGGAACGTATCGCATTAGCCTTTTCTGTTCAAAGTTCGTGGATCATTTGGGCGTTGCACTCTTCCAGGCGCCTGCATCCGATTGACAACGGTAATGTCCTTACCGGACACCACACCATTTGGAAATCGGACCTCTAGCCGAAATGGAACACCTATTTCTACAGTTTCTTTTAAACTTGTCACTAGACTACCGTTCAAATAAACATATCCGGATTTTGTGAACCCTTGAGATTCCCTTACGGATTTCGTTATTCCTGATAAATCTAGGACTCTCCAGACCTCCGCTCGCTTTGCTATAGCACTAAACCAGCGAACGACGGTCATA